TCCAAATTTGCCGAAATATCAATATATTGACCCGCTGTGCTATTCCATATTTTAATAAACTGACCTACTTCATCGGGAACTACAGTTGTATCAACAAGGTTTACGTCTTTTTTTATTAACGCAGACCGAAATATCCCGACCTTTTTCATAAGCATTTCCTTGGCGCAAGTGTAGTTCATTAGCACCATTAGATAGCACACTAGGTCATGACTGTCGCGAATACTCTTGATATACTTGGTTTTAGAGCACAACTGTGTGACAACATCGAATAACCAGGTATAATGCTTATTCTTTAACAAGTCGGGCTCCTCATACACGAAATTCTTCGTCACTTTTATCAAACAATTGGAGAACTTGTAAGAACTGATATTATAATCACTTTCTAAAACTATGTCCAATACAAAAGCAAACCGCTTCGCATTCGCCTGTAACGAGCACAAACAATCCGACAAAATGGTCGGCAACATCGGCCGCTTTTTATCCGGCAAATAGATGGTCGAGATGCGTTTGGAAAACGATTGCCATAAGTTTAGCGCATCCAGCCATATGGTCACATTCGCAATATAAATGCTCAAGAGTATGTTACCATTATCTAGGCGTTTTATGCTGAATGCGTCGTCGAAGTCTAAACTGCCCTTGGGGTCAATGGTGAAAACGGGCCAATCAACACGACGTTCGATGCCGGCAAAAAAAGCAGTATTCTCAATAAACGCGTCATTCGTCGCGTCTTTTTCCTTGACCGCCTTCGCAGTGTCCTTGTGTAATCGCTGGATAGAGGCATTCAGACTTTTACAATAGAGCTGATACTCGTAGAAGCAGTCAAGCACATCAACCTGGCCAATGACTTGGGTCAATGTGCCTTGAGGATGCTTTGTTGTCCATTCCTTGAATTGGATAGTTACATATAGATTTACGAAAACCTTGGAAAATCCGACATTTTTTAGCTCATATGGCACTAGAAATGGCGGCATACGAATGTCATCAGGGATACATTTGTAGAGCAGTTTGTTATTATTAGGATGCCGCCCGTAGGTCTTGTTGTCGGCAAGAATCAGGACAGCGGGAATATTGTCGACAGTGCGTACCGAGCTGTGAACAATTGTTATAACATTATCATTTACAGCATCGTTTTTATTATCAGAATCGTAAGTAAAAACATCGCCTGAAAACAGTCTCATAAGACAAGGGTCCAAATCGAGTGTAACAGGTGTCAAAGTAGGTGCGTCGTAAATCTGCCATTTGCTATAGCTTCGGTCATCGATAACAATTTTGTATAACATTTATTTGTAATTTAGATAATATATTTATTATAACTTCGTATATAACTTTCTATATAATTTAATAAATAACCTTTAATATCATTATATAATATAATAACCCAGTATTCGATGTCCTTCTATAATAGTATGAAAAATGACAAAACTCAATTGTTAGTGCCACAACATGTTACAAGATGGGGCGTTCTAACATCGTTTCTAATTTTAGTCTCAAGTTTTGTCGCATATAAATACAAATATTATTTGCTCACTGGAGCATCCGTGTGTCTTTTTTTTTCTTCTATTGTACACTGGCACAAAATGACAGCATTTGGAATAGTAAAAAAACTAGATGTATTGTTTGCGACTATAGTCCTGGGATTGATTACATTTTATTATATTGACGAGTTCAAACCCGAATATAAGAAAATATGGTATTATACGATAGCATTGATGGTCTCCGTATTTGTATTCAATTGGGTCATCACGTATTTCCAAATAATGAATATAAATAAAAATCCTTATATAAAATGTCAGCAGCAATACAACTACTTTTCTTTAGAATATACGAAACCAAATACGAGGCCTAGAGAATTGTGCTACTATTATGTCACGTTTATACATTTGTTATTCGTCCATATTATTCCGGCAGCTGTGTTGATGTATTGTATAATTAAATCGCACTAACAAATGGGTTGCCTTTAATTTCTTCTAAGGTATCTAAAGTTTCTAAGTTTTCTAAGATGGCATCGCTTACTTCATTCTTAACAGACATTCTTGTTTCTACAATCTCTTCACCTTCTCCTTGACCTTTTGTATTCAGTTCCGAAATATTGGTTGTCTCTTTATTTTCAACAACCTCTTTTTGTTGTAACGTTTTAATATCAATTTGTTTGGCAGTCTTTCGCTCAACATTTTGGTTCTGTAAAGCATACATAAATATATGCGGACTAATCGCAATATTATTCATATACGTCCTATATTTAAAGCTACTCACACTTGTATTTTCGGCAAACTTGAATGAATACCACCAGTAAGCAGGTATAAACAAGAATTTACCCGGCGTCAATACAATCTCAAGGCACTTCACCTTGTCAAAGTCGGCTCTAAATTTGGCCTGCGGGTTCCATGGATTAACCTGCGCTCTGAACTCAAGGTTCTCGTAGTCCTTAACCGGATACAAATATCGCCCACTCTTTGGCGGCGCCAGTTTCACCTTTAAAGAGCCTTGTGTCACTAAAAAGTAGTTCCTGTAATTGATTTCATAGCGCAACGGCGTCGTAACACCAGCAGACCCCATCAAAATATCATAGTTACAATTTGACACTAAAAATGGCCGTAGAAATTCGTCATTATACGACATATTCTTTTGCGCGCCGGTTTCCACAAGGAATTCGGTATTGCCTTCACTGAAGTAGGTGGCATTTTTGTCATCCTGAAACAGTTTTGTCGCGACATGTAGGGGCAGCGGTAAAAACATGTTTTCGTCATCTTTTGCTTCGCTTACATTTGATTCCCGTATCTTGACTTCAAATATGGGGTAATTATCTAGCAAATAGGATTGGCTCGTTGTCCTGGTAATTTTCTCAGTGTCTTCATCGCAGTCGAATAACACGGGTTGCCTTAAGTCGCAAATCTCCTCCATTTTGTCTTTGGATGCTTGCTCGATTTCATAGATTTCTAGGTCATTGCTTGTTTTCAAATGAAAGTGAATATGTAAATAGAAGAACAAAATGATACAAAATACAAAAAAACCTATTATTATTTCTAACATTTACATAAAAATAATAATATAATTCACCAGTTTATACGAAGTCTTTACTACGTATTCTTTTTGTTCTACGTATTCTTTTTGTACTTCTTCTTCTTTTTATACTTCGTTTTATACTTCGTTTTATACTGCGTTTTATACTACGTTTTTTATTACTGCGTTTTCTTCTTCTTTTTATACTTCGTTTTATACTTCGTTTTATACTTCGTTTTATACTTCGTTTTATACTAGAATATCCACCTACACTAGCACCACCAAACACCCAAGAGTATAATCTACTCTTAATGCTATTGATAATATCCTTAGTATATTTAAAAGCACGAACATCAAGGCGCGAACGATATCCATTAATTCTGTCAAATGCCATGTTCACTGCTTTTTCAAATAAATCAGCATCATACAAGTGATTTATTCTCCTCAATGATAATTCATTAGATTTGTTTAAAGAAGTATTAACGGGTGATGCGTTGGCAATTATTTCATCCATCTTACGATTTACTTGGTCAGCAGGTATATCTTTAAGTAATTCAAATAAAATATTTGCTACATTGTTAGCAACAACTTCTGCCTTTTCTCTTCTATCTTGGTCTACTGACACTGGACCGATACCCATAGAATCTCGTTTTGCGGTTCCTACCACAGGAGGTTCTTCAGAAAATCTAACCCGAGTGTCAGGAGGATTGTCTCGTTCCCATTCTTCAAATAGTCTTATTATTTCAGCCCTCATTTGAGCATCTTCTTTAACAAATGCTAATCTTGTTCTACTATTAACTCCTCTGTTATCATCACGGGCTGCTATCCTTATGTCAAGATCGTTAGCCCTAGGATACTTATTTGCCAACATAGCCGACCTATTTGAGTGTGCTTCAAGTAGTGATGTATTGTTTTTTGGTAATGCTGGACCTATAAGTTTGTAAACTGACGGTGTCTTTTTAACAGCCGATATACGTGGTTCAACTTTACCCGCAATTGCGTCGTCATTATCTGAAAAAGTTGTTCCGTATCCACTATCATACATGTATTCATCTGACGCCATTTAAAATAACCAAATATTATTATTTTATTTTAAACTATCACCTTTTAACAACCCTGAACGCTTAAAACAGTCGCTAGCTTTAATCCACTATCTTCGGCGCCACAAAGAACGCCACTGTGCTACCTTCGCCTAAACTGTATTTTAAAGACATCGGATATTCCGCACTAATTCCCAAACTAATTTCATTACCCAACTTCGACGACAAACACATCTTGCCAATGTGTATCAAACTATACGAAATATCCAGCTTCTCACCCTCCGAAATAGCAAACTCATTCAGGCTATCAATCGGCACATTCACCTTCAATTTGCCTGCTTCACCATTCGCATTCAGCTCCAATAAGTCCTCGGTACACACAATATTCAGATTCGGCCCAAACACCATTAGCTCCGAAATCAGCTCCCCAAACTTCTTCGCGTCCATTGTAAATTCCACATCATAGTCCACTTCGGGTATCAATAGTGTCTCATGTTCGACATCCATGAGCGGCAATTCGAAGAAATGGTCGAAATTGTCTTTAGCCTTTACATCCTCGCCATTGAGTAAATTGATACACAGCTTATCCGCACCCGATTCTGTAATTTCCAGGCGATTGTGTTTCAATGCGTAGTTCATCATTGTCGCAAAACTGGCAGCATCGACACTCAAATTCGTGGCTTCTGAAACACTGTATTCGGAAAACCACGCCGCCTTAATTACAATACTAGATAGGCAAATATGCGACTTGTCCATCGACTGAATATACAACTCTTCGTTGTTAAATTGTAGACTCAAATAGGACCCCCAATTTTTAAGCAGCTGGAACAGCGCAACAAACATTTCTAATTTAGCTTTGTTTTCAATAGTTAGTTTCATTATTTGTTAGTATCACGTAATTAATAATGAAAGATTATGTCTAATATCTTTTCTTATACCTTTGTTTTTTTTAAAAATCCTTAGTCGCCGCTTTAATGAATTCATCAATATTATGATTACACAACAATGGAGTATGTTTGTTAATTTTGTCGTCATCCCAATCCCACCATTTTATTTCCAATAGTTTTTCTATTTGTTCAGGTGTGAAACGGTATTTAATTATTTTTGCTGGATTACCGCCTACTAAACTATAGGGTTCTACATTCTTAACCACGTGACTATTATTTGCGATAATAGCGCCGTCGCCAATTGTAACGCCCGACATAATTGTTACATTATTCGCAATCCATACATCATTGCCAATATTTACATCTCCTTTTGTGCCTGGATGGCCTTCGCCATTAAAATTATCAAATTTATATTGATGTATATGACCAAATGGATATGTCGTGACCCAATCGGTCCTATGATTGCCACCTAGATAAATTGTAACACCTTGCGCGATTGAACAGAAATTTCCTACAACCAATTTCGCATTATCGTTTGACCACAGTATAGTAGGCGTTCCATATGTATATTTTCCAAATGACATGATAGTATATTTAGTATCCTTTCTTTAGATTCTATTTTTAAATTCTATTTTGAATTTATATTTTGAATTTATATTTTGAATTTCTTAATCGAAATCGAGTAAATCTTCTATAAACGAAGTAGAAGAATTAGCAGTAGCAAACGAAGTAGTAGTAGTTTTATGTAGCTGTTGCGTCAAATAATCAATCGTCATAATCTTATTACTTACATCCTTTTCCAGTTTCGCAATAATAAGCCGTTGATTAGAAATAACTTCCTTTGCCTTCTCAAGGTCCACGTAAAAATTCGCCTTGTTCGTGTTAAGCATTTCAAGCCATTTCTGATGTGTCTTGGTCTTCGTATGTGCTACAAATACGCTGTGAGTCTCGTATATTTTGTCTTTTCTAGAACCACATGGACATGAAAGCCCCTTCTTAATATAGTTAAATGGCGGCACTTTGTCTACATATAGTCCATTGTCATTAATACTGGGACTGTAAATATCAGGTTCAACAACTAATTCCATTTTTATAAAATTACAAATATATTTGTATAGATTTGTAATTTATTTTTAAGTCTTTTTTATAAAGTTTTTTATAATTTCTTATAAAGTTTTTTCTAATTTATTAGAGTTTAAGTTCCTTCTCAATGAGCTCCTTCAAATCGGTGCCGACAATTTCAGTATTAGTAGTCGAGTTCTCTTGAGAAGCATCATCATTCGACTCTTCATCATTATTAGAATCAACTTCTAAATCTAATTCAGGGTCTAAATCGACTGCCAAACTGAGTTGCATGATTTGTTGATTGTTTTCCATGGTCATACTTTGTAAAGCAGCCAATTCAGACTTCAATGCCTCGACCTCATTCTTTAAAGCCCTGTGCTCGTTTGTTAGACCTGTAATAGTCGATTTTGATTGCGAAACCGCGCTCTTTAATACTTCGATATTTTGTTTCAGAGCAGTAACTTCTAAAGAGCTAGCACTAGAAGAAGTAGTAGCATTGGAAGAAGTAGTAGTATTAGCGCCTTGACTTTCAAGTGCCTCTAATCGAGACATAATCACATCAATAATACCACTATCTAGCCCCGGATTGGCAAAATGCGACTGGTCCTGCTCGTGTAAATGGGTCTCGACTTTGCCTAAACGTAAAGTAATTAGGGTAATCGCTTGTGCTAACGTCATTCGGTTAACACTTGCTAAACCTTGGTCCTTGGGTTCTTGCATTTGTTGCTTCATCTGCTGCTGCATTTGTTGCTGTTGTAATTGGGCTTGTTGGCCGGCTAAACGGCCGCTGGTTCCGGGTCTAACTTGTTGTTGCTGTTGTCCTTGGGGCTGCGAAAACATTTGCGAGGAATTAATGGAGGGCTGAGGACCTCGGCCAGGTGCGGCGGGTTCCGGACCCCCTGCTCGCCTGCGTTGTGCTGCTTGTACTGCTCTATTTTGGCTCATTGGTAAATATAATTATTAATAACAATTTGTTTCTAAATAGTTTACGCACTTCTACTTTTAAGAAAAGTAGAGCAAAACAGTGGAGCAAAACTGTGGAGCAAAAACAGTGGAGTAAAACCGTGGAGCAAAACTCCTTAATTATATGATTTTTACTTATTTTCTTGTAATATTATATGTTTACATTTACAAGAAAATCGAAAGATAGGTCGCCTATATCGGGTGACATTGAAATGAAGGAAATTCCATTAGAAAAGCGGCTAGGCAAGAAGGTTGTAACTAGAACCAGGCGTTTGGCACCGAACCGAGGCATATACAGACAGCGCGTAAAACTGTCACATTGTAGAAAAGTAAAAAAGACACAATGTCTTAAAAAGCGTTCATGTAAGTATACAAATGGACGTTCGAGGAAATACTGTAGGAAGCGTAGAAATGAGATGGTTTAAAACTCCTAAGGTGCGACTGTTTAAAGCGCCTAAGGTGCGACTGTTTTGAAGCACCGAAGCAATGAGTGTTTTAAGCAACCATTGCCACTTTAATAGCATCATGCGATTGATAATTGTTTATAATAAAATCATCTAGTTGATAATCATTGATATTCTCTCTTAGTTGTTTAATTGTTACAGTTGGAAACTCAAATGGTTTTCTTGTAATTTGTAATTCAGCAGCATCTATATGGGGTTCATATATGTGGCAATAAATATAATATAAATGTATTAAAAATAATAAAATTAATTATATAATAAAATGGATTATGAAACAATTAAAACAGAAAATCAATTATTAAAAGATGAAAATGATAGATTAAAAAATGAATTAACGCAAACAAAAGAACATTTAAAAAAATACACTGCACCTGAATATAAAAAAAAATATTATGAAAATAACAAAGAAGAAATTAAAGAAAAAATAAAAGAATATAGACAAAATAATCAACCGACAGAACAACAAAGGAAAAAATGGGCAAGAACAGCATATTTAAAAAAAAAGGAAAAATTAAATAAAGAAAAGGAAAAAATATAAAATAAAAACATTTAGGAATTTATATATTTATCTGAGAAAAGTATATAAATATAATATTTAGTATATATAAAATGGAAGATAAACAGCCAATTATTGGAGTATATAAGATATCAAATACCTTATCAGGTAGATATTATATAGGATATTCAACTAATATTGATAGGAGATTTACTGTTCATCGTAGCAAACTTAAACACAATCACCATGATAATATATTTTTACAGAGAGCCTATAATTTAGATGGTGAAGATAAATTTGTATACGATATAATTCATATTTGTGATACAGAAGAATATGCCAAGGAAATTGAATTAGAATATTTAACAGATTTATCAATTCGGGAACACTTGTATAATTTAAATTTTAACAATAGCGGAGGCGACCTATTATCAAATCATCCCGACAAAGAAAAAATTAGAGAACAAATTATTAATTCATATAAAGAAACTATAAGTAAAATGTCATCAGAAGAAAGAAAACAAAAATATGGCAAGTGTGGTGAAAGAAATGGAATGTATGGTAAAACACATACAGAAGAAGTTAAAAAAATGAATTCGGTTCTTAACAAAGGAAAACACCCGCCAAATAAAGGTAAAAGGGCATCTGTTGAAACAAGGCAAAAAATTTCCGAAAGTGCAAAATTAAAAATTGGAGAAAAAAATTCATTTTATGGAAAACATCATTCAGAAGAAACAAAACAAAAAATTCGTGAAAAAAAATATGGCTTTATCCCTCCGACCGCAATAAAAATTTCAATTGGTGAAAATATATATATTTCTATGGCTGAAGCATCTAGACAATTAAATATTAATATGACAACTATTTTATGGAGACTTAATTCAAAAAATCCAAAATTTGAAAATTATAAATATGTTGACATAAAAGATATTTCTACGCAACCATTGCTACCTTAATTGCCTCATGACTTTGATAGCCAATAATTTCAAAATCATCTACTTTATAATCATTGATATTCTCTCTGACTTCTTTAATTGTTACAGTTGGAAAGTCAAACGGTTTTCTTGTAATTTGTAATTCAGCAGCATCAATGGCATTTTCATATAAATGACAATTACCCATAAAATGAACAAATTCATACGCATCTAGTCCACAATGTTTTGCTATTAGATGTGTCAAGAGCGAATATGATGCGATATTAAAAGGAATTCCTAAAAAAAAATCACAGGATCTCTGGACCATCATGCAGCTGAGCTTATTACCATCATGAACATTAAACTGACAAAAAATATGACAGGCAGGGAGCACCATTTCATCCAACTGTAAAGGGTTCCACGCTGTCATTATGAGGCGCCGACTCGTCCGCTGTTTCGGGTCCTTAAGGGCGTCAATAATCTGCTGTAACTGGTCGACCCCTTCGCCACTATAATCATGAGCATCTCCCTGCCATTTCGCGTTAAAGTGACGCCATTGATGGCCGTAAATCGGACCCAACTCATTCACTTCATAATGGTTCAAACCTCTTGAATCCAAGAATTCACGAGACGCATTTCCGTCCCAAATATGGACGCATTGGTCTAAAAGCAACTGGTTACTCGTTTTGCCACTAATAAACCATAATAATTCTTTCAAACATGTTTTCCAGGCAGTCTTCTTGGTAGTCAAAATCGGTATCTTACCGTTCGCTAAAGAGAAACGCATCGAGTGTCCAAAGATACTCTTTGTTCGTCCATTGCGGCCTTCTTCCCAAGTGCCTCTTGATAAAATCTCTTTAATAAGATTTAAATATTGGTCTTCTTCTTTTGCTACTATTTCATTTGCGCTAAAGTTACCCGCTTCTAACAAATGTTCACTCATTATAAATAAGTTAAATAAGTATTGTTTAACTTGTTTTTTTTAATAAAGAAATCACTTTGTTTTTTAAAAAAACTTATTTTATACTTTTTTATTTCTTATTATACCCTATATAAGAAATATGGATAGTTTAGAAGAATTAACAAAGTCAACCAATGGGAAGCCGGGATTTTTCAAGCACGTGTTTAATTTTGACGAAAACTCCAAATCAGAAATGTCAAATATAGTTCAATATGCGGTTTTAGCCTTAATCCCGATTGTACTCATGAATAAATTAATACAACATTACGTGCCGGAAGCCGACGACGCAAAGGGCAGTCCGGAAATTTTAGCAGAAGTAATCGGCCAAGTGGTAGTCATGTTTCTAGGCATACTCATTATTCATCGAATGGTAACATTTATCCCGACACATAGTGGAGAAAAATACAGCGACTTCAGTGTTACAAATATTATATTAGCATTCCTTGTAATTGTCTTAAGTCTTCAAACCAAATTGGGTGAGAAGGTAAGTATCATTGTTGACCGAATTACGGAGCTTTGGAATGGTCCACAAGACACAAAAAAGAAGGGTAAGAAGGGACAAGGCAATGTCAAGGTATCACAGCCGATTTCGCAACAGCAACCGCAAAGCGCAATGAACCAATCAATGAATTCAATGGGAACAACATCGATTAGCTCATTGCCGCAACAGTCTAGCCCGGATTTCAACAGCATGTATCAGAATGATAATACACCGCTAGTTGGTGCGGCTACTCCTGGAACGGAAGGATTTGATAATGGACCGATGGCGGCAAACGATGGTGGTGCTTTCGCGTCACCCTTTGGACAAAGTTGGTAAAAAACCTTATTGTCGATAATATATATGATATATTTGGTGATATGAAACATCCGGTTCGTCGCTTAAATTGTATCGATTGTTATTATCAGATGACGGACACGTTACTCGCACGTCTTCATCGGTAACACTTGCGTCATTATGTAGCGCATTGTAGACATCATCTTCATCATCTTCATCGTTTGTATCTAAAAGAAAACAAGAAAATATTTTTTTAAAAAAACGACAAATCATTTGAATAGTGTTAGATTAGAATATAATATAATAAAATATTTAAACTTATTTTATAATATAATTTATTATGAGCTCTTTTAAAATGAATAATAAAACAAAAACAAAATCAAATACTATTAAACCAAATTCATTAGACATAGACAAGCTTGAGAAAGCACTCGACAATAATTCAAATGAAAGCATTATAAATTTCACAACAGATAAAATTAAAGAAATGAATTGGAAAATAATACAAGAGTTGAAATTAGACAAACATGTAGCATTAGACTACCTAGGGAAGCTAAAAGGCTACAAATATGTGGATGAATTGACGGATTTGAAGCATGGTGGATTTGTGCGTTGGATACCAATTATAGACCCGGATAATTTGCCACTGAACCAATGTGGGATTGTGTGTGATATTAAAATTGCCGACGAAGGTGTATTCATAACATGTAAAAATTTTATGCACCGGCATTATAATTTCAAGATGGACGATGTTATAATATTCCAAAAACTAACATCTCAAGAATTGATTATATTGAGCGCATTGGACCACTTAAAAGACTCTAATGAAATAGATGACTTAGAAGAAGAAGAAGATGAAATAGGAGCAAATGAAATAGGAGCAAATGAAATAGTAGAAGAAGACTTAGAAGATGAAGAATCAAATGAAATGGGAAGAGAAGAATAACAAACGTTTCTACTTTTTAGTAGGCTGACAATCATTAAACAATCCTTTGACAAATTGCCCCTTTTGTATCATATTTATTTCCGTTTTTGTTAGTTGCTTCCTGGTATAATGTGTTTTTTTACCGCGTCTAAAATGTGCTACACATTTGTAACCTTTGCTGCCAACAATATGAACCTTACGGGTCTTTTTATTTGGACCATGATGTTTGTGCTGGACATTGGAATATTTGAAGGCCATTATTATACTATATAATATAATATAATATTAATATAATAATGAAAATTGACAAGTATTTTATTATCCATTTATTCCATATTTTGTTAGTGGGTCCTCTCTTTTTATATGTAGGAATTCAAAGAGATACAATACCAAAACTAATGTTTCCTTTTTTGCTAGTATTAGGCGCATTCATCACAGTATATCATATGTATTTAGCTTATAATAAATACAAACAGGGACAAAGTGCGTGGGTAAATTACATCCATTTCCTTATTATCGGACCTTTGTTAGTATACATTGGATTCCAAGGTTTAGAAACACCTAGAAAATTCTTTGAAATACTATTAATGTTGGGAATAGCGGCAATTGGCTACCATGGATATTATTTGGCACAAGATCTTTAAAAAAATAAAATATTGCGTTAGAATATAAAATGGCAGGATTTTTAAGAACTTTAAGAATATCGGGGGCGAATGGAAGCAAAACAATCGGTTCCCTAATTGCGAACGGTTCCAGTTCCGGTGGTGGATCAACAATGCGTATGTATAAATACTATAGATCTCTAGGCTATTCAACCCAGGCATTTTACTTCGATGTTTTAGGTCTAAGTTTCGGCGAATTTAAGGGACAAAGCCAATGGTTTGGTCGTTAAACCTTTTATAATTTTCTATAATTTTTTATAATTTTTTATAATGTATATAAAAAATTACTATTATTAATAATTAATTATTTAAAAAAGCCATTTTTTTGTAAGCGCTTTAGCAACACTATCTAACGCACCTTCAGTCCAGCCTTGGTTCTCCGCAACAACCTCGCCAACAACTAATACATCCGGTAAAGGATGCTGAACGTCGTGTATATAATCATTAATTTTAATCCCTTTAGGTAACGGACTGTAATAATGTGTGCCAATCGGCCAATAAAAATCAAGCAATGATGTAATTTGTAATGTATTCGGAGGAATTTTGAGCGTCTCTTCTAACAACTGAGCAAAAAACAAACGATTTTTCGCAGTATTCTCCAAATAATCCTTTAACATTTCAGCATTGGCGTTATCCGAATAAGCAATCATATAGACACCCTTTTCTTTAGACATGGGTATTATTTTCTGTAGTGGTCCGGAAACAATCGTATAACTTGGCACATATTGCCTCATAATATCCGCCGATGCCTTGGGAAACTTCGCATAAAGTCGCAAAAATGGCTGCCCTTTTATATAATCATAAAGTCTAAATTGTGTCTTATTTAGTATTTGAGGGAGTAACTTTTGTATACCCGTAATTGTAGTAGCCAATATAACCTTGTCGCAGTAATATGTTATCCCTTTATCGGTTTCCAATACGTATTTCTTACCACTCACTTCATTAGTCGGTTGAATACTAGTAACATTGTTAGACGCCCTTACAAATTGCGTCCCAATTTTATGAACCAGTGTTTGAATTAATTTTTTCCATGGAATATATAGACCATTTAGACCACCCGTATTATCATCCATCCCATATTTATATAACGTTTGCGATACGTCTTCATTTTCATAATCAGTATATCCGATAGTTTCAATAAAGTGGTCATATAATTTGGCACCAAGTAGAGGTTTGGCAAATTGCTTGAATGTTTTTCTTAAACTTTTTTCGTCCTTAAGATAATGCCTTTTTAACATTTGGAAAATCTTATTTACATCCGCTGGCTCGCCATCAAGTAAGGCATAATTAACGTCCAATTTGAAATCAGTATATTCAATATGTAGCTCTTTTAGCAGCGCCTGTAGCAAATGGTCCTTATCTTTGCGACCAATTCCAGCGCCCGTAACCACCGTGGTACCATAAAATTCCTCATTATTAATTCGACCGCCAATCCAATTCTTCTTGTATTTTTCTAAAACCAGGAAGGTCGTATTCGGTGCTAACCGTTGAATGTTGTAAGCGCTATATAAGCCGGCAATTCCGGACCCAATAATAATAATATCGTAACTGTTTTTTTTATTCATAAAAGTATTCATTAAAGTATATTTATTTTTTTATTTTTTATTTTATTTTATTTGTTACCTTCTTCTAAACTTAACAGTCCTATTTTTTTTACAAGTAAATTTTCCGCGAGTGTAACCCTTATTAACAAATATCGTCTTAGTACAGATGCCAATTGATTTAGCCTCATTTCTAACATCAACCTTCTTAATACATCTACAAAGTTTTTCAGCCATAATCATTTCTGCCTGTTTTTTCAAAAGTCGCTTCGATTTGGGGATTTTCATTTTATAAAAGTTCAAGATACTGATATAATCTTTATTAGTTAATTCAGTAGACATAAGTGTCTATATTTATTTACAATATTTTATTTTTTGTTTTATAATATCATACAATATAATATATGTTATTGTATGAATTGCGGTTCTAAAATAGTAGTATTTGATTTAGACGAAACACTAGGTTATTTTGTAGAGTTTGGCATGTTTTGGGACACTTTGAAGCACTATTATAAAAATAATGAGGAGAGTACGAATATAAATTCAAATATTAATACGAATACAAATACAAATATAAATAAAAACCCAGTGTTTGACCAAAGCCTATTCAATAAACTATTGGATTTATATCCCGAGTTCACACGTCCAAATATTTTAAACATACTGAAGTATCTTAAAAAGCAAAAACAAGACAAACATTGTCACAAATTAATGATTTATACTAACAACCAAGGTCCGCCTGAATGGGCTCAGCAAATCAAAGGTTATTTCGAAGAAAAGCTGAACTTCGAATTATTTGACCAAATCATTGGCGCATTCAAAGTCAATGGGAAACAAGTTGAATTATGTCGAACCACGCACATGAAAACCCATAAGGATTTCATTAGTTGTACTAAAATCCCTGAAACCACACAAATATGCTTTATTGATGACGTATTTCATCCTGGCATGACTAACGATAATATATATTATATACATATCAAACCGTATACATATGACCTGCCATTTGAAACTATTGTGGACCGATTTATTGGCAGTGGCGTGCTTTTTAAAAACGCCCCTACATCGATGAAGGAGGCAATTATAACGGGCATGAAACGATATAATTACACGTATGTAGGCAAGCAGAATTTGGAACACGAAATTGACTCAATGTTGACCAAAAAAATACTGCATCATCTACACACGTTTTTCAATCAAAAAATCATAAATGTCAATAGTAATACAAATAGTAATAAAACGGTTAAGAATAGAAAACATATAAACCCAAATAGAAAACATATAATAAAAACTATAAAAAACAAACGTCTATAATCAAAAGAGACGGACACCCTTGAGTTTGTCTAAATACATTTCTAATAACCCATTTATTGCTGTAGTTGTTATTAAAAACACACCAGCGCTAAATGCGATTTTGCCATCCAATTCGTTGAATTTCGCGCGGGTAAATGGGTTAAAACGCACAATTAAAAATAAACTGACATACATTTTGACGTAATATTGTAGGTCATTTAAATATTGTGGTGCTTTTGCGGAAAGACCTAATAGAATGGCAAAATACAGAAACCATGTTAGATATATAATAACAGAAAAACCATGTTTCTGAAGTAGATACAAATTCATTTTAGATTATATAATATAATCAAATATATTATATATTATTTTATTTTATTACCCTTTATTTATTCTAAGCCTTATCCTTATCAGTTTTTACCTTCTTTTCTTTTTTCTCAGGTTTCTCCTTTTTCTCAGGCTTATCCTTTTTCTCAGGTTTCTCCTTTGTCTCCTTTGTCTCCTTTTTCTCAGGCTTCTCTTCCTTTTCTTTTTTCTTATATACTTTCTTCTTCTTCTCTTCTTTTATTTCTTCCTTTTTCTCTTCTTTTATCTCTTCTTTTATCTCTTCTTTTATCTCTTCTTTTATCTCTTCTTTTATCTCTTCCTTGCTTTTATTGATAACGCTTATATCGATCGTTTCTTTTTCTTTTTCATTATCACTATCCTCTGTATCAACATCCGTTGCGTTCTCATCATCATAAATCGCCAACGTTCGGGCACTCGGGTCCTTCGCCGACACATACTTTGGCATCCAATAGTAAGACATGATATGCGACTGATTCGGGAACTCCTTGTCAAAGATATGTTTATAATACAGCTTCTCTTTTTCTCTCGGACTTAAATTACTATCTACCATGAATGTTTTCACGATACTTTCTTGTAATACAGTAAATAATGACCTGCCCTTGGTACTGACACCGTCGCTAAATGCCTCCTTCTTGCGCCAAAGGATTTCATCCGGCAACAATTTGTCCTTCTGAAAGGCACTTCGCAACAAAAATTTCTCCATTGTCCCCGTAACATTGTGATTACGAAATTCAACCGGTATCGACAAATAAAAATTCACAAACTCCTTATCTAAAAACGGCGTTCTTGGCTCCAGTCCATTCGACGAAATGCTCTTATCTGAACGCAACACATCATACATATAAATATCTCGTAACAAACGATGCGTCTCTCTGTCGAACTCAATTGAGTCAGGGCACTTGTTCATATACAAATAGCCACCACACACCTCATCGGAACCGTCGCCATTAAAAATCACCTTCGCGTTACTATTTCTAGAAATGAATTTACCTAATAAATAGTTTCCAAGACTGGCTCTTATAGTCGTGACATCGTAACTCTCAATTGCCTTGATGACCTCGGGAATAACATCAATCATAACATCCTCACTCACTGTGATTTCAGTATGGTTTGACTTGATATAATTTGCCACCATGCGCGCATACGCCAAGTCTTCCGAGTCGGGTAACCCAATACTATAGGTCTCTAAATTTACCTTGGGTCTTGTGTATCCACTTGGAATATTTCTGCTATGAATTTTCTGTACCAATGCGGTAATTAAACTGCTGTCGAGTCCACCGGACAGTAAACAAGCAATGGGTCTCTCGGTATTTAAATACCGTTTCTTAACCGCGGATTCCAATTTGTCGTGAATTCCGGCAATATAATATTGGAATATGGATTCACGCGTTTTTTGTTGGAGATCATATAGTGCCTGAGGATATGAATACGCAAAAGACGGAATATGGTATTTAATATGCGGACACATTATCCAGTTACCTTCGATTAAAACGTGCTGAACATATGAACCGGTGGGAAAATACATGACGGGTTGCTCCTCAACATTCGCCATTTCGCAAAGCATTTTGAGCTCGGATGCGTAACCAATAACGCCACTATCATCTCTTGAAGTAAAATAGTATAACGGTCTTACACCGTATGGGTCTCTAGCAACAAAAATAGTATTATACTCGTAATCGTATAATATAAAGGAGAAGACACCGTCCAACATTTTAATCGCGTGCTCAATTCCATATTTTCTGTATAAGTAAACAATGACTTCGCAATCGGATTCAGTTTTAGGCTCAATTTTCATTATCTCATATAACTTCTTGTAATTATAGATTTCTCCGTTACATATTAAACTACAATTCCATATATTTAGAGGCTGATTGGATAAACTAGTTAGACCGTTAATTGCCAGTCGATGGAAGCCTTGGATATACTTCTCTTCCTCGTGTAGCAATATTTCGGAGAATTCGGGCCCTCTATGCTGACCCTTTTCAAACTGTGCCTTTATAAATTCTTGGTCAGTGTTTTTATTCACGGGCTTCTTTTCAATACTATCGTTTGCGTTTTTACTACTGCTTCCTCCTGCACTTGTACTACTATCGTTTGCGCTTGTATCTGAAGGATTCGGTTCCTCTTCATTTTTATAATTCAATAAAGCAAAAATTCCACACATTATTAATACAATTAAGACAATTGTATCTAATACATTTTAATTAATATTATAATTTATTTTGTTATGATAATATAATAATGAACGCATTTGAATACAATGACCAAACATCTTCTCAAAAGGAGATTACAATGAATAGTCGTACTTATACTCGTAACCTTCCCAGCAGCCAATTACAGCCATATTTAGATGCCCGTGCGGTTTCAACCAAATACGCATTGATGCCAATTGTCGACTTAAGAACCCCTATTCAGACACCATTGACACAGCAAGCCACATTTAATACTAGAAATACATTTAACCCTGGTAACGATTTTGGTCCATGGTCGGGATTCGCGTCGAATGTAAATAAGGAGTCTGATTTAAGAGGGCAAACTAATGCTTTACAAGAATGTAGTCAGGCATTTTATGTCCCGGGTAGTAACAGCGATTTATATAAGTATGGCTGGCAACAAAATAATTCAATTGCGCAACCTTTTCCTGACTTGTTTAAAAATGAACAGTTTAATTCATTTAATCCCAATCCTAATCCGGATACAATCGGATATGGTCTATTCAATAACGCAACTCGTCAACAAGTGAAGGAACTCACGAAACCTACTACTGTATAAATTATAAAATACGTAGTATTAATTTTTATTACATTTTATAACAAATTATATTCTATTATTATTTATTATATTCATAAATGTCAGACGATTTAGTAAATCAAATCACACTGAATTTCTTAATAAGTAAACAACAATTACAAAAGCTGAATAAAAAGATTAAGCAAAAGGAGGAGGACAAAATGAAGACAGATATGGAGATTTATAAAGACCAAGTTGTGGACCTGTTTTTTAAAATGATAAATGACGAATTACCGGATAATTTGTTAGAAGATGTTAAACACAGTTATACATATTTTGTTGAGAAAAGCATTTATTATCTTAAAATGAAGACGTCAAATAATGAAACACTTTCAAGCGCAAATGAAGAAGACTTAGACGAAGAATCAAGCGCAAATGAAATAGTAGCGGAATCAAGCTCTAGTGAAACAGAAGAAGAAGACTTAGAAGAAGCAGAATCAAGCGCAAATGAAATAGTAGTGGAAGATGATGAAAATGAAGAAGATGAAGAAGATGAAGAAGATGATGAAGAAGATGAAGAATTAAGTGCAAATGAAATAGTAACGGACCAAAAATTAAGTAATACAAATAAGGGTCCAATTTTAATAACACAATTCGAACCTAAAAATGAAACAAGGTATAAGAAATTTGCGAATACAAAATCCAAAGGTGTAGATGATATTCATCATTTGCCACTGGATTGGTTTAGCAAAGTGCGTCAAACATACAAACAAAACCAAATTATACCAAGACACAAGGAAGCCAATACTGAAATATATAGTAAAGAAGTTGTCCTTGAATCGCCAACCAATTATAAAAATACAGAAAAGAAAAATATAAATAGATTATATGAAGACAAAACAAATGATAAAAACTAAAAGACAAAACAGTAAACATAATAATAAAGGACAAGATAAGAGTAGCAAAAGAAATAAGACCAAAAAACTAAGGTTAAAAGGAAGACAAACTAACAAAACTATGGTTTTAGAAGATAATGAAAAGCAGTTTAAAAAACTAAATTGTAGTCCTAAGGATAAAAACGAAGTCAAAGAATACACATGTTATACCGACACCGACTTACAAAAGTTGCGCGATATGTGGAACGCTAGACACCCTGATAAAAAGATTACAACAAACGACTCAAAAGAAATATGGGAAATGTTGAAAAACTATTACACTAAAATATGTAACAAGGAATCGTGTTGGGTGCGACAGATGACAAAGGGAACCAAAATGGAAAAAGAGCTACTCGAATCATTCGCCCCCGTGTCGCCGATTGAATGGAAAAAGAACCCGAGAGAGTGGCTATCCAGTATCGATATTATTGAAGTAATGAACCAATACGAAAAATCATACAAGTGCTTTGAATTTCTAGGCCCATCGCCAATCGATTATGACACCCATAAATTATACGGCGAATGCGTGTGGGAGGAGCTCTGTCATTTTGATTTAGCCGAACAAATCAAAAATGGAAAGAATAAAATCGGAGTTGTCTTTAATACGGACCCGCATACCAAGGGCGGCGAACATTGGATATCATTGTTTATAAATATAAAAAAAGGCACTATATTCTTTTTCGACAGCGCAGGTGATAAGGCACCAAAACAAGTAATGAAATTTGTCAAGACAGTGACAAAACAAGGGCGTAATTTGCCTGAGAAAATCAACTTCAAATTTGACCAAAATTATCCATTAGAGCACCAATATAAGGATTCCGAATGTGGTGTATATTCAATATATTTTATAGTTCATATGCTTGAAGACAAAGTCACGGAACATTATTTGAAAACACATGTAATAAAGGATACATATGTACAGCAATTCAGAAAAATATACTACAATGATGAACCTTTATAACAAACCTTAAGAAAATATAAACTAACAAAATAATAACATAAAAACACTAGGTTATTATTTATAAATACTAGAACAATGAATACAACAAAAATAAATACATCAAACTTGTCACCAAATATAAAAAACTTTTTAAACAACAAAAATGTACTCATGTTATGGGAAGTTTTGTTAGATGAGCTTCATATAAACCCCAATTCTTCGACGGTTGTTCAAAATATAAAAACCGTATTCGATGGCAATATTAGTCTCTTTACAACAAGAGCAAATCCAAATGCCGGATTAATGAACCTCAACAAATTGTTTTTAAATCAAGTTCTAATTGCCGTCAATCAGTTGTTTCCTAATTTAAAACAGGAGCAGCAAATGAAACTAATAAATATTAGTGAAGAAATAATTGGAGAGCCTTACAAGGTGGAAGATATACAGAATGCTAGGCAAACGGATTTTGAAAAGCAAGTATCTGACAAACGTAATGAATTTGAGAGTTCA